GATGTCTGCAGGAACATCAACGATCGAAATTTCGCGCAGCACGGCGAGATCGACTACGTAGAGCGGACCCGTAAACGAACGGCCATTCACTTCGACTTCCGCGCCGTCAGGAATCTCGCGATACTCGACAACCTCGAGGCCGATCGACGCCTTCCACGGAAATCCGTTCTCGATCGACGAGAGAAAGTCGCGCGAGTACTCGGTGTCACGTGAGACCACGGCGTCCGCGATGATCTCGTTGCCTTCGATCGCGATGCTCGTCGTGTGGCCGATGCCAGCGTACTCGTCGTGCGCGTAGCGGATCGGTAACGAACTCGTCGGAATCTCGAGGCCACTAAGATCAACCACGACCGGCAGCGGCCAACCCTCGACCGTCATCGTACCGCCGGTGTACGCGACGATCTGGATTCTCTTGAGACTTGACGCAGCATCGTCAGTCGGCTGCGTTTCTTCGGTCGCTGGCTGCGACTCTTCGTCTTGCGCGGCGACTTCGTTTTCGTTTTCGTCTTCTTCGTCTTCGAGCTCATCTTCAGGACCCTGCGCGCGAATCCTCGCCTTCGCTCGAATCCGAAGAAACTTTTTCGTCGTCTTCGGCATCGCTACTACCTCCTTTCTCGAAAAGGAAATCAAGACCGAGTTCGTTCGCGAGCGCGTACTCTTTCGCTCGCTGACGAAGCTCGGTCATCCAATCACGACCCTGCTTCGCGTACTCGTATGCGAACGTCGTGAGGCCGCTCTGAAGACGCAAGCGTTGAGCTTTCGCTTCTTTCTCCGGATCGACGCCTTCAAGCGCAGGCCAGTACCACTCGTGATCCGGTACATCGCGACCCAAGCCCACAAGCGATGACGCCTCGCTGTCAGCGACGCGCCACTCGCGATAGAACGCTCGCAATATCGGCTCGAGTACGATCGCTTCGATCCGCGCGCGCTCGACTTCGAGTGCGCGATACCAGTTGCGAAGATCGAGTCGACCACTCGAAAAATTAGCTCGCGAAGAGTCGTTGAGCGCGACTACGACAGGAACGTTGAGACAGCGCGCGATCTCGCTCATCAGGTGGTATACGAAGTCTCCGTAGGTAGTTGTCGGATGTTGCGCGGTCATCTGCGAGAGTCGCCACCCCGGTGGCAACACGGTCGCACTGCGCGGCCGCAGATCGACGAATTGCCAGACGAGTTCGCGTGCGAATCGCTCAGCATCGCGCGGAATATACGCGGCCGAGTCGGTCTGCAAGACGGCTGCAAGATTCGCTGCGGTCTCGGCCGCGGCTGCAGTCGCGAGCGTAAATCGACGCAGAATCGAGAAGAGAGGCAGCGCCGGCGTAATCTCGGGAACGCCACGCCACTGACCCGGTCGCTCGCGATGGAAGTAGTGAATAACCGAGTCCGCCGGTATCGTCTCGTGCGAGTAATCGATGTCTGCAACTGCGATGTCGCCGGGATGTCGCCGCAGCACGTGATACGCAGCTGGCATCCCGTAGTCATCGAAGACGATGCCCTCGACAGGCTGCATGAGCGCCGAGATCGGACCCTCGCTGACTTGCTCCGGCTCGACGAGTCGAACTGCGAGTTTCACTTTCGTTCGCTGCCGCGGATAGTCGCAGAGGATCGCGAACGCCTCGCCATCGACGACAACGCAGCGTCGCATCGTGCGCAGAATCTCAGGTAGATCGACCGCAGCGCACCACTCGGACCACGCGCGCTCGAAGCGAAGATTCAACTCCTCGTTCGTAGTACGAACCTGCAGGACTGGCCCGGTACCGACCGTATAATTCGCGATCGTCGAGACGATACCGTTCGCGTAGCTGTTGTTCGCGACCTCGTAACGCGATCGATTCCGCAGTGTACGCCGCACACTCGGCGTCAGTGCAGCCGAAGGCGAAAGCGCATCCGCCTGGGCCCAGTGCTGCGCATTATCCGGAGTCGTTGCCGCCGCATCGTAACGTGCACGAAACGAAACGTCCGCTCGCGCTGACGACACGTTGTCGCTTGAACGAAAGACTCGACGCAACCAGCCGATCATCCTAACGCTCCCGGCGCGTTCATTTTCACGACTACCGCTTTCGGTTCCGATACTTCGCGTACGAACTCGAGCAATTCGTTCACGTCGCGATATTGGACTGTCATGCCATCGACAGTCACCGTCTTCGGCTGCCGCGCTTGCTCGACTAACGATTCGATAAGCTGTCTCCGCTGCGTTTCGTCGATCATGACATCGCCCTCGCACGGTAACGAAGTAGTCCTTCGAGTAGCCAGTTCGAACTCGAATCTGAAATCGAAGACGTAGTTGACTCGAGCGAATCGAAAATCTCTCGCGCAACGAGCGCGCCTACGAGGCAGTCGAAGTAGTGGTTCTCGCGCGCGGGTAAGAGCGACCACTCAACGCACTGCCGCCAGATCGATTGCGTAGCCACGCCGGTCTCCGACGTAAGATGCTCGATCACGACCGGCGCATCGACTATACGCGCAATCTCGACCGAAGACGACGCGAAGAGATTCGCGGCACTCGTCTTCGCACGGTTCGTGTCGATGAGGACGCTCGTCGTGGCGCGATCCGGATCGCGCGTCATGCGCCACGCGTTGCCTGTTACGTCGCCCGGCTTCGTAAGTTCAACGACCGACGACTTCGAACGCGCACCGACGTAACGACCGTAAGCCGGATAGACGCGATCGTGAACTGCGGTCACTGCCGATACGATGTCGCTGCGATAGCCGGCATCTACGAGTACGAAGCTACTCGGATAGCGAGCGCGAAGCTGCGCGAGTAAGTCGTGCAAACCTCTCTCGATCGACTGCGGCGCCGTGATGCGATAAAAGCCTTCGAGCGATAGCGCCGGCCGCGTTGCCGAGTAGTAATTCGCATGCTGCTCGGGCCACGTCGAAAACGCCACACGCACACGATCGTTCTCGCGCGCAACGACCGCGTAGTAAAGAATCCGCTCCTGCACGTCGACGTAAATCCCGACTCGCTCCGAAGGCGAAATCGAGAAATCGCTGAACGCGGACGCAACCGACTCCGGTGCGATCGCGATCGAATCGTCCGCAACGACGTTCGCTGCAGGCTCGTTCTGGTACTCCGAGTAGAACGCGTTGCGATCTTGAAAGTAAAGATGCATCGCGTGCTGCACTGCGGAGACTTCGATGCGCGGATCGTAACACGACTCCCAAAACGGAATCGCACCGGCATCGAGTTGCGCACGATGCGCAAGGTAGTACTCGTTGATTCGCTGGTAATCACGCACGCGGATCGCTTCGCGATAGATTCGCTCGTACTCCGACCATGCCGCCATGTCGGTCGGCATCGAACGAAGTAGACCGACACGTTCGCCGCTCCACTCGGGTAGCGACAACAGCTGGTCACTGAGGTCGCCGCGTCGAATGACGGTACACGTGCACAAGACCGCGGCCTTGTGATCGTGGGCCATCGTGCCGAGGATATCGGACTGAATGAGTGCACGCCGATATTCGCATTGCCGCGGTGACATCGCGCTATCGCGTGTCTGCGGGTCATCGATTAGGATGAGCTGCGGTCGCACGAGTCGGCCATCAGGTAACGCGTGCTGCAGACCGCGCAGCGAACCGCCACGGAGCGGCACCGACTGAATGAGCGCGCCCGAGCACTTCGAACCGTCGATCGACGCGAGTACGATCCGATCGAACGTAAGTCGCAGATGCGTCGGCTTACCGTCGAAAAGCTGAAAGCGCATGCGCTGGAGACTGCCGTCGGCGCGTAAGATCGGATAACACGCCTCGGGATAATCTTCGATGAGCTCGCGCGCCGTCGTCAGCCAGAGAATAAGATTCTGGATCGTCTGTCGCGCACGCTGACCGTTTGCTGTCACTACGAGCACATACTTCGCATGGCCATGCAGCACCGCCCACAACGCAGTCGCGAGCGAAAGCGAAGTCTTGCCGCTTCCGCGTGGCATCGCATACGCAAAGCAACCACCGCGAAGAACGACCTCTTCGAACTTGCGAGCGATCGCGCGATGCGCGTCCGAAAACGGCAGCGAAAAGACCGAAGGAAGATACGTCCGACACCACTCGAGAATCGATCGACTCGCTCGCGCACGCCGACGTGGATGCGCAACCTCAGGCAACGGACCAATCTCGCGAGCACGCAAAATGACACGTCGCCGACGTAAAGCTTCGTCGGCGACCACATGTGCGTACTCTTCGATCGTCCTAGCCGCCATCGCTCTTAGTCTCTCCTAAGTCACGCACCGGCATCGCAATCGGCTTTAGGTCGTCCGAGTAGTGCGCCGGGTGTGTCAGCATCGAGCGAATAACTCGCGGTGACGCGCCCCACACGTCGCCGACGCCGTTCAAGCGAGTCGTACAGCAGACCGGCGACAATAGTTCGCCAGTCGCTGTCGCGATAATACCACCGCCACTATCGCCCTGCGAAACCGATAACCGATAGCGAACCTGAAGGTCGGCGTTCTCTTTCGCGACAACGTAGCCGTCCTCGCGATTGCCTGGAATATGAACGCCGTAGCCGCAGTGGAAGACCTTATCGCCGACTTCAAACGACTCCGCAACGCGCAGCCACGGCAATCGATCGTGACGCTCGTCCGTCAGTAAGATCGAACAGTCGGACTTGCGATTGATCGCGATAACACGCGCGCCGAACGAGATACCATTACGCAAGACGACCGTCACCTCCTCGCCGACGCGGCGATGACAGTGCGCGGCACTCACAAGATACCATCGACCATCGTCACGCTTCGGACCCACGATCGTCGCACTGCAATAGCCGCCGGTCATAATAATCTTCGCGACCGCATCGCACGGATTCGCTGCCGGCTTGTCGTCTTCCGGTCGCGGTGACTTCTCCTTGTCATCGCGCCGCTCATCTTGCGGCGGTACGCGCACGCAAC